AACTTGCTTGGTGTAGGCCATGGCGCGTGCCAAAGACTTGGTGTAACGAGCAGACAAGCTGTCGTACAAGTTATCTTCAACAGCTTCTTCAGTGATGGAGAAGCCCAAGGCGATGGTCTCGTGGCTGTAACGGGCAGTAAACGCCTCTTGCGCATTGTCATAAGCAATGGCAGAACCTTCGTTCTTGACCGGAGCAGCGCCAAATCCGGCCAGCTTGGTTTCTTCTTCAAAGCTACGCTCAGACTTCTCTGTTTCGTAGATTTCTTTGTGCTCTTCGCCGTAGCGTGCATACTCCATACCGAACAAAGCGTTCAGGCCCGGAAGCAATTCTTTGAGCAGTTGTGCGCGTGAAATAGCCATGATTTAGCTCCTTTTACAGACCAACAGCGTTGCTGTAAGAGTGGTATCCGGGGTTGAACTTCACCAGAATGTCAGTGTAGGCGTCACCCACGGTTGAGAAGCCTTGCATGTCCACAAAGCCAACGACGCGGAAAGCGGCAGTGGTAGTGACAGCAGAAGAGCCTGCAACAACAGCAGTGTTTGAGTTGCCAGTGGTGGTGCTACCTGTGGAGGTAGATTGCACAGCGTTCAAAAACACGTTTGCGCCCAATGCAGCCAGCGTGACAGAGCCAGCAGACTGAACTTGGAACACAGCACGGTCGTCGTCAATCACGTAGGCAGTGATGGCTGTACCAGTAGGTGCCACAGTGTTAGCTGGGTAGTACTGAGCATAGATCACTTGGCCTTGTGCGTTCACGTACGAACAGCCAACAAACACACCAATACAGCCAGTGTTTGCAGTACCAGTGGGGAAACCGTTGGTAGTTGCATCAGCACCAGTCGAGGTAGCGATTTGCAGATAGCCGCTGGTGTTCACATACACGAGCGAACCATTGAAGATGTTCGTGTTGTAACCAGCAGGGTTGATGAGGAATTGTCGAGTGCTACCCGCATAAGGTAGGCCACCCAACTCGTTTACGGCTTTAAAGCCGTAGGGCGTTGCGGTAGATGCCATTTAGGGCTCCTAATTTACTTTGAACCAGAACCAAATCCTTGTCCGCGACTGGTTGTTGACTTGCGGTCAGCAAACAGCGGCATTCGAGGGTCGTTGTTTCGCATGAAGTGGTTGTCCACTGAGTCCATCTGGGTCTGCGCCTGTCGGTTGTAATACTCTTCACGGGCTTGCATCTTTTCAATGGGGCACTTGCAGAGCATGAGCCCCCCGATTTCGACGTTACCTGTGGCAGCATTGCCATACATTTGCAATTCCGGATGGTCTGCTGCCTTCACTGGCTCCCAACCTTCGCGCATCTTGGTAGATACGTTGCGGGTCTCAGCTTGTCCAAGAACGTGTGTCGCTATCCAGCGAAACGCAATTCCCGGCTCGGGGGTCGGATCAGGCAGCGATGTCGGCGGTACGTATACAGCACGAGCAGATTTTTCGCGTGACGCAAGGTCACGAGGGTTACGAGTTTCGGCCATTTCAGTTCTCCAGTTTCTGTACTTGTACAGCGTATTGCTGCGGGGTTAATCCAAGTTTTTTTGCCAGTGCCACTTGCGTGGTTGTCAAACGAACTTTTCCAGCGCTCGTTGACCGAGACGCCGACGCAACAACAGTTGTGGGTCGCCTGTTGGACTGACTCTTGTCTTCGCGCCCAAATAACTCTGGGAACTTGGACTTCATGCGACCATCAATTTGGTCGAAGTACTCATTTGAGCGGGGATCAACTCCACCGTTGACTAATTTTTGATGCAGCCCTAGTGCGTAGCTGGTGTATTCCTCGAACCCTGAGGAGCCGAACCACTGGTTTTTTGCCTGCCAGCGCAGCGATTGTTCGTCCGGCTCAACCCGTTGGGGTTCTCGTGATTGTGTTTGTACAGGAATTTGTGTTTCCTGTAAAGGGGTTGGGCGAAAATTTCTTGCCGCCTCAAAACGCATCTTTGCATCCGTCATTGCTTCTTGTGCCGCGATGATGGCGTCAGTATCAAAAGCCTCGTGGGCATCTTTCAACTGACGACGCGCTTTGTCCATTTCAGACTCCGCGCTGTACCTGACAGTCTGCGCATAGGCTTCTTGTCCATGATTGACGCTTTGTTTGAGCTGGTTGTTTTCGTGAATCAACTGCTGTGCAAGACGTTCCAGCTCATGCTTTTCACGCATCGTGGCTTCTTTAACGCGACGTTCGTCATGTCGCGCATGTGTCAGCTCTTTGATCCGCTGCTGGACTTTGCCAGAGTAGCTCTCAATTTCTTCGTCCGAAGGGTCTTCCACTGGTTTGTTCAGGGGCTGACGACCACGGTCTTGCTCGGGCGTATCGTCAACGATCTCAACGTCAATTTCGCCTTCGCCTTCGATTTCAATTTCAACGTTGACGTTTTTACCTTCAACTTCGTCGGGAAACTTGAACGGTTCCATAACTACTCCTTTAAGCGCGGGTTATCCCACGGGGGTCTTGCACAACAGCATCAACTTGGTCGTCGTTGATGAGACGGAACTCCTTACCGAAAATCTTTACCCGTGTACCGGAATACGTACGGACAAGGATGAAATCTCCGGGTTGGCACCAAGGCCCGTTAGGGAACTTGGCAGTGTCCTTGTACGCGTCGGGGCCGTGCTTCAAGACGAACAACACCGTGGTGGCGTGCTCTTCCTGACGTAAGACGTCCGAAGGTTTAACAAGGTCAAGTGTTGTTCCTGAATATCGTTCTTCAACGTCAGGCACAGCACACAGCAGTTTGTATCCTGCTGGATCAGGCAGTTGGCGAGCTTTTTCATCCATCGTTGCCTCAGGGGCCGGGGCATCTGTGGCTTGAATTGTCTCGGGTAATGCGAACGAGCCGGGGCTCAGATCGAGTTCACTCATTGGCTTCTTCAACTTTCTTTGCAAGGTCAAGGACATGACGCTCTGCAAGGGCCAGACCCTGAATGGTCCCGCAGAGTTTTTGATACTCGTCAAATGAACGACATGCGCCCCCAGCCAAGTCATCGGCGTAGTTGTTCATGTCAGTGCGTATTTGTTCGCGCAATACGCGTGCGAAGTCTTGGATCATTTGGGTGTATTACCTTTCTGGGCGTTGGCTAAAAGTTGGGCTGCTTGCAAAGCGTTCTGCGCTTTGTTCTTGGCAATCTCGGCCCCCAGCTTGACGCCGGTCTGCTCTTGATCGAATTGCTGTTTGGCTTTGCTCTCATTAATCTGCGCACCCATGCGCATGGCTTCGATCTGCAAATTGCCGGATACTTTTTGTTCTTCAAGTTTTTGTTTGTCTGCCGTAGACGCAGCATTAACTTGCAGTTGTTGTTGTTTAAGCTGCAACTCTTGCTGGGCCATCTGCATCTTGGCTTGCTCCAGTTGCATGCGCATCTGGGCTTCTTGCTGTTTAATCTGCACTTCCTGCTGCTTAATTTGCAACTCAGCCTGTTGCATCTGCACCACAGGGTCTTGCTGTTGTTGCTGTGCTTGCTGTTGCGCCGCTTGCGCTTGGTTTTGTTGTACAACTTGTTGCGCGGCTTGCGCCATCATGGCGGACAGCGCAATCTCGATTTCTGGCGGCAACTTCTCGTCTTCGGGCGGCAATGGCATGCCCAACTGCGCTTCAATCTGCTGGCGCATCATGTATCCGGCGTGCTCAGCAATGTGCGCTTGCAATGCCGCGCCAATCTTTGGCGCTTGGGGGTTCTGGCCAATCAATGCTGCAATCGACGGGTCTTGCATCATCGCGCTGTGCACAGCAATGTGGGACTGGTGGTCTTGGTGCAGGAACGCTTTGACTGGCTTTCCTTTCAGGATGCCTTGGTTCTCCGTCACCGGGTCCACAGGCTTCATGTCCTCTTCAATCGGCACCAGCTTGTCCGCGTTCTTGATGCCCAGCACCTCCAACATGTTGCGGTGCAACTGCGGCAAGTCATAAATGTCCGGGGCCATTTGCGCCATCTGGATCACGGCCTGATACTGGATCACGCGTTGGCTCATGGTGGCCGCGTTGGGGTCGCTCACAGGAATCACGTCAACCAGATCGTAGTCTTCCTTCTTGGCTTTGCGTGAGCCGTACTCAGGATCGTACGTGTAGTCTGGGTCGGTGTAGTCGCGGATGATGTCCTTGAGCAGACGCAGCTCTTGCTTCAAAGCAAAGTGCACACGGGCTTGAACTGCCGTCATGACTTTAAGTTGGCGCTCCAGCAACGCGAGCGTTGTACCGACAGGGGCTTGGCCAGACATGTCGCTGACCTTCATGTCTGCTGTTGCAGCAAAACGACGGCCCTCGTCCACAATGTTTTGGAGCAAGGTGTACAGGACGCTTGATGGCTCCTTGTACGGAAGAGGCAGGATGCTGTCGCGGATGTTTCCCGACGCGACGTCTACGTCTCGGAACTCACCCGGTGCAATGGGTGTGTCATCACCCTTAATCCGAAGGCCACGCGATTTAAGGCCTCCGGGGAGGTTAGATAAAGTTCCCGCGTCGACCAGTTGACGCATAAGAGACGTTGCCGACTTGGCGAAGCCTCCAATGAGGTGGAACAGCCCGAAGCCGTAGGCTCCAAATCCGGGGATGTATTGGTAGTGGACGAAGTGTTGGCGCTTGAGCTTGAGGTCATCATCTTCTTTCCAGTTGCGGCGAATCGACAGGACGTCGTTCGTGCCTTTAATCATTGTGACCACATACGGTAACAGAATGCCTGTCGGCTCTCCGTCTTCATCCTCGTCTTCAAACCCTTCAAGGTCCAGATCGGCGTGGCACTCGTACAAAGTGAACCGCTCGTCGTTCAGATCACTAAAACCCGTCTCTTTGTCTTTGGCTTTTTGGATGTCGGTCTGCGCACGGCTGGGCTCACCCAGCTCAACGTCCCGATAAAATCCTGCGGCTTGCAGTTTGACAATCTCGTTCTTGGTCTTACGCATGACGTGCGTGACGCGGTAGCAAGTGTCCATGTCTGTCGCCCCGTACGGGAGCAACATGTCTTCGGCAGGCACAAACAGCGACACCTGACGGCCCAAACCCGGGTCGAAGTACACTTTCTTGAAAGCTGAACCCGTAGCCGGGAGGCTCCACAGCATGCGCTCATGCTCTGGGCGGAACTCTTTCATCACGTCTGTCAGCTCGTGATTCATGTCTTCTTGGATGTTTGCCGCGATTTCTTTAACCTCCGGCGTGATTTTTCCAAGGATTTTGGTACGAACTGGCCCCTGTGCAGGAAAGGTTTCAGTGATTGTTTCGGCCTGAAAGCGTACTACAGCCTCTGTAATCATGGGGTGGAACACACCGCAAGCCCCATTCCAAGGCTCTGTGCGCTCTTCCATCTGCAATCCAAGCAGTTTCAGACCTTCTGTGTACGATTTCTCCCAGTCTTTGCGGCTGGCTTTGTCATTCTCAATGTCCCGGGCCAGATCACTGGCCATGGAACTGATCTTATTGTCGTCCATGTACTCGGCAAGGTTGTCATCAAAGCCTTCTTCGTCTGGATCGCCGGGCTTCAGGGTGATCTCCATCCCATCCATGCCAATCGTAACTTCTTCGGGGTCCACAATCTCGATCTCCAACGGGGATTCGCCCATTGCTGCCTCATCAATACCCATTGGCTGTTGGTACAGCGCTTTGTCTATGTTCGTTGCCATCGGTTTTCCTTAAATAAGTTTCCAGTTGCCCTGAGAATAGTTGTCGGGCATTTTTACTGACCCGCCACGGGCTTTGCTAATTGTTGGCGGCATATTTCTGCGCCTTGCCAATTCTGCATCTTCCCCTGTAAGCAAAGTAGATGGCGTCAAACCAAGCG